GAGAGCATCATCACCGGCCGCCCGATCGTTTACGGCACCCGGACGGACCTCGGCTGGTTTGACGAGATCATCGACGCCGGCGCGCTTGACAATACCGACCTGACGGACGTCCGATTTTTAGTAAACCACGACCTGAGCAAAATCCCGCTCGCCCGCAGCAGGAACAACAACATAAACAGCACGATGCAGCTGCAGCGGAACGAAAACGGGCTTGATATTACGGCCCGGATTGACATCAAGAACAACGCGGATGCCGCAGCGCTTGACAGCGCAGTAAAACGCGGCGACATTTCCGGCATGAGTTTTATGTTCTTTGTAGACGGAGAGGCCTGGGAGGATCTCGAGAGCGAGCACCCGACCCGGCACGTAACAGCGATCTCGCGTGTTGTTGAGGTTTCGGCGGTTACTTTCCCCGCGTACCCAACAACTGAGATATACGCCAGAAGCAACGAGGCGCTGGAGAGCGCCCGGCAAACGCTGGAGAGCGCGCGCGAGCAGAGGGCAAAAGAAACATCCGCAGCCGCAGACACGGCAGCGGCGCAGGCGTTAGAGCTTGCAAAAGCAAAATTTGACTACATCAAAGCAGGAGGAAAAACCAAATGAGAAAGGTTCTCGAAAAGAGACTTGCAGCAATTGCCGCACAGATCTCCGACATCACCGCACGCGCAGAGGCGTCCACGGACGCAGCAGAAGTCCGCGACCTGACTCGCCAGCTTTCGACATTGAAGGCAGAGGAGCAGGAAATCCGCGCCAGCCTTGCATCCGCACAGGAGCAGGAAATCCCGGCGAACGCGACCCTCGTGAACGCAGGCGCGCAGTCCTTTAATACTTCGGCCGCCCAGAGAGACGGCAACCCGCTGGAGTCCGCGGAGTACCGCGAGGCTTTCCGCGCATACGTTACCCGCGGAGTGGAGATCCCCGCAGAATTCCGCGCAGGCAACGCGAACAGCACCGCCGACACCGGCGCAGCTATCCCGATGACGATCATGAACGAGGTCATCAACACCGTCCGCAAGCGCTACGGCAACCTGTACAACAAGGTAAGAAAAACCAGCGTACCCGGCGGCGTAAAGATCCCGGTGGGCAGCCTTGCGGCGTCTTTCCGTTGGATCACGGAAGACACAGTCAGCCCGAGACAGAAGGTCGGCCAGTTGGGAAGTATTACCTTTGAATACAACCAGTGCGAGCTTCGCATCGCTACGACCTGGCTTGCTTCCCTTTTGACGCTTTCCGCGTTTGAGGCAGAGCTGACCAAGATCATCGCCATCGCGTACCTGCAGGCGATGGACACCGCCATCGTGAAAGGTTCCGGCAACGGCGCGCCGCTCGGTATTTTGAACGATACCAGAGTGACCGGCCAGGCGGGCCACACGATCTCGATGACCGCAGCAAACATGAGCAATTGGAAGGACTGGCGTAAAAACTTTTTCGCACAGTTGCCTCTCGGCTACCGCAGCGGCGAATTCATTTTTGCGGCGTCCACGGTTGAGACCTACCTCGAGACCATGAGCGACGACAACAACAACCCGGTGTTTTATCAGGCAACGGGCCTCGTTGTTGACGACGGTGACATTGAATACCCGCGCGGGCGTTTCTTTGGCCGCGAGATTTCGCTGGTTGAGCCCGACATTCTGCCGGATTTCGACACCGCGAACGCGAACGACATCATCGGCGTATATTGGCAGCCCGACCAGTACATGATCAACGAAAACTTCGGTTTTACGATGATCCGGTATTTTGACCAGGAGACGAACGAGTGGGTCGACAAGGCCCTGACCGTTGTCGACGGCAAGACCCTGAACCCGGCCGGCTTCTATCTGATCAAGAAGACGACCTGATGACGAGAGGAGGAACCCGCCATGACTAACCTCGAGGCATTGAAAGCCATTTACACCGCCCTCGGCGGAGCAACAGCCATCCCGGCGGACGCGACGAACGCCGACGTCCTCGCGATGATTGCACAGGCAGCCGCAGCGGTCGCAGGAGCGACCCTGCCAGCAGCCAGCGGAAACGGCAAGGTCCTCACCGTTGTTTCTAGCAAGTGGAAACCCGCCGATGTACCGACGGAGCTCCCGGCAGTAACCGCAACGAACGCGGGACAGGTTCTCACCGTAAACGCGGAAGGCAAGTGGGCCGCAGCAGATCTGCCGTCCTAAAATACAATTTTTAGCAGGAGGAAAAAACGATGATCAACGAAAAAAGAATTGTTCCCGTAACGAAGGTCGACCTTTTGACCCTTTACGGCAACATTATGAAGCTGGCCGGAACGACGGTCAGCGACGTACAGGCAGCCGAGCCCGGCGTGTTTGTAGTTTCCAGCGGCAGCGGCAACAAGATCGCGGCGGAGCCCGTAAAGTCCTTTGATTTTGCGTCCGGCGTTTCCAGCATGACGGTCTATTTTGTGCCCGCTTTCGACTACGAAGGCTTCAAAGTCCAGGGCACCGCAGTGACCACGCTCGGCGCGACCGTAGCAGCCGACGGCGCAACGCTTTACACCGCTACTCTTTCGAGCGGCGACGTGACGATCGCAAAGGTCGGTTTTTAAGTAGCAGCAACGAGGAGGCGACACCATGAGCGACGAGATCATCAACGGCGGAACGACACCGACAAGCGACCCGGAGCCGACACCGACACCGGAACCAACCCCGGAGCCGACACCCAGCAACCCGACCCTCGACGCGGTAAAGGCCGCGCTGAATATCGGCGGGACATACCAGGACGCAGCAATCCTGCAGTATATAGCAGAGGTTCAGGCATTCCTGGCCGGCGCAGGAGTAGCGGAGCGGAACATGACCCCCGGACTTATAGCACGCGGTGTCGCCGATCTTTGGGCATACGGAGCAGGAGACGGCACCCTGTCCGACTATTTCATGAAGCGAGCCATCCAGGCGGCGCTGCAGAGTTAGGAGGAGGCGGAGCATGTACAAACCTCACACACCGTATGCGGTACCATTTCGCATTTTAATCCCGACGATAACGGTCACCAAGGGAGTCCGAACCAAGACATACACGGAGGAGCCCACAACGCGGTTCTGTTCTTTCCGGAGTTTCGGAGGAACGGAGAGCACCGTCGACGGCGTTTATTCGCTGATTGACACGGCGACCGTCGAGACCTGGTTCGACCCGGCCCTGACAGCGGCCGTCCGCTTGCGGATTTTCCCGACGGACGGAAGCAGCCTCGCCGGCACCGACTACGAGGTGATGGGCAGCCCGGAGAACATAGAGATGCGGAACCAGTACCTGGTCTGCAAGGTTCGGAAGGTTTCAGGAGGCGCGTGATGGCTAAAAAATACGGGCTAAATTTTGACGGAGTAGCAGAGCTGGCCGAAAAATTGCAGGATTTCGGAGGAGATCTCCGGGAGGTTGCAGAGGAAGCGCTGTCATTCATCCCGGCAAAAATAAACCCGGAATTACACACCGCGATGGCAAAGCACAGAAAGTCCGGAAGAGTAGAGCGGTCTATTATAGAGGGCCAGCAGGTTACATGGCAAGGGAACACGGCAAGCATTGACGTCGGTTTTGATCTTAAAAACGGCGGCATGCCTTCGATTTTCCTGATGTACGGCACGCCCAGGCACGCACCGCGCAACCAATACGGAGGAGCCGTGAAAGCGGGAGCCAGGGAACACCCCGGCACCCAGGCGGACCGGCAGCTGTACAATGCCGTCTACGGCAACGCGACGCAGCAGGAGATCAAGAAGAAACAAGCGGACATTTTCAAGACAGCAATAGAACGAGCACTGAAGTGAAACGAGGAGGGCAGCATGGAAGACGAGCTGATGGCGATTTTAACCGCCGTACTTTTGGAGGCCGGCATCATAACGGCCGACACACCGGCAGCGGAAATCCCTATTTTCCGGCAGGGATCGCTCGGCGAGGCGGACAGCTATCCGGACACGTTTCTGACCTTTTGGGCCGGCACCGAATACGAAACCACGGCATACAGCAACACGACCGCGACAGTGGTCTGGCCGTTTGACGTAAACGCCTATTCGACGAGCCCGGCGACGGTTTACAGCTTGACGGCAGCAGCGCGGGACGCGTTCAAAGCAGCCGGATGGCAAACGCCCGACCGTGGTCACGACGTAGCGAGCGACGAGATCACGCACACAGGGCGCGGAATTCGTATAACATATCTCAAAACACTACAATAAGCAGGAGGAAACGCAAATGGCTGATGTTTTTGAATTCCGCGGAGTAGACAATCTTTACTACGCGAGAATTATCCAGGACGACGCCGCAGGCTACATCGCCGACACGCCGAAACGCCTCTCGCCCGTTGCAGAAGTGGCAAAGTCCACCGATAGCAGCAGCGAGGCGCACTACTACGACAACAAGCCGATGATTGTGGTCGCGAGCGAGAGCGCCGACACCATCACCATCACCATGGCCCCGCCGGAGCTTGATATTTTAGCAGATATCACCGGCAAAGCATGGGACGCAGCAACCGGCATGCTGATCGACGGACCGCGCGAAAACGCATATTTCGCGATCATGTACCGGACCAAGGGAACCGACGGGAAATATAGGTATGTTTCCCGCCTTCGCGGAAGTTTCAGCATTCCCGAGGAAGACAACCAGACGGAGAACGACGGAACCGACACCACGAACACGCAGATCACATTCACCGGCATCATGACGGAGCACGAATTCACAAAAGGCCGCTACGAGAACGGCCAGTGGCAGGCAGCATCCGCCAAGGGAATCGTGGTCGACGAGCGCTTCGGCCTTGTTGATTTCGACGACTTTTTCAGCGCCATCCAGACGCCGGACAGCATCCAGGCGAGCGGAGCGAAGCGCGTGACCGGCGTTACCCTTGACCAGAGCACGCTGAGCATGACCGCAGGCGGCGCAAGCACGACGCTGGTGGCAACAATTGCACCGGTAGACGCAACCAACCAGAACATCAACTGGAGCACGAGCGACGCGAACGTGGCCATCGTTGACGGCGTCGGCAAGGTAACACCCCTCGCCGAGGGAAGCGCGACAATCACCGTGACGACAGTTGACGGCGGCAAGACGGCGACCTGCGCGGTCACCGTAGCCGCAGGAGCATAAGGCAGGCAAACGCCGGCATTATTCTCGATAATTTCCCCCATGGAGCGCGGCGGTCACACGGCCGCCGCGTTTTCCAAACTATAAACGAAACAGAGAAACGGAGCAGAGAAAAATGGGCATTTTGAAACTGAACATCTACAAAGCAGACAACAAACAGGAGATTGAAAAGACATACACGGCCGAGGGCTACGACTTGATGCTCGGGACCTTGCAGGACGTAATCGCAATTTTTGACATTGACAAGATCAACAGCGGAAACGAGAAGGAGCTCGCCACCATGGCCGTCCGCGGTTTCGACCAGGTCGCGCCGATCTTGCGCGACGTTTTCCCGGACGTAACGCCCGAGGAATTGCGGAGAACGAAAACAAAGGAGCTGGTCCCGCTTTTCATTGACATCGCCCGCGAAGCAGTAGGCACGATGAAGCTGATGAAGCAGGGAAACTGAGACAGGCCGGCGGAATCCCGGACAACCGGCCGGCCCGCGTAATTTTGTATGATTTGGTATTTTCCGCGGCGGAGCATTTCGGGCTTTCACCGTTTCAGCTCCGCCGGGAGAGGGCCCGCGAGTTTTTCGACGTTTACATCGCTTTGACCCGATACCTGAAACACCAAGCAAAACACAAAAACAAGCCGCAGGTGATCCGGAAGCCCGCGGGCGATAATTGGTTCTAAGGGAGGCGCAGCATGCCCGACAATACCGTCACAACAAAATTCAAAGCCGACATTTCGGACTTTAAGAAAAACATCCAGGAGGCGAACCGGAACATAAAGCTGGCTAACGCGGAATTTAAGGCAGCCAGCAGCGCCATGGATTTTATGGCCGACAGCGCAGACGGAATCCAGAAGAAGCTCGACCAATTAAACAAGGTCTACAAGGCGCAGAACACCATCCTCGACAACTACAAAAAAGAGCTTGAAATCATCGTAAAAGAGCAGGGCGAGAACAGCGCGGCAGCGGACAACATGCGCATAAAGATCGCGAACCAGCAGGCAGCGGTCAACAAGACGGCCGCCGAGCTTGCGACATACGAGAAGAAGCTCGACGCCGCCACGAACGGCATGGAGGAAGGCGAGGACGCAGCGGAAGACCTGGGCGATGCCGTAAAGGACGCCGGCAAGGACGCCGACACCGCAAGCGACGGTTTCACGGTCATGAAGGGAGTCCTCGCCGATCTTGCAGCAACCGCGATCAAGGCGGTGGTGTCCGGTTTAAAGGACCTCGGCAAAGCAGCCATTGACGCATGGCAGGAATTCGACGAGGGCACCGACACCATCATCAAGATGACCGGCGCCACAGGAGCAGCGGCAAAGGATCTCGAGGACAGCTTCGCGAACGTTTCCAAGCGCATCCTGGCGGACAGCGGAGACATGGCCAAGGCTATCGCCGAGTTAAACACCCGGTTCGGTTATACCGGAACAGAGCTCGAGGACGCAGCCGTGGCCTTCTTGAAGTTTGCGGACGTAACAGGAGCCGACGCCCAGGGCGCGGTCCAGGACGTAAGCAAGGCGCTGGCAGCGGCGGGCATGGACGCGAGCAATTATCAGCAGATCCTCGACGCCTTGACCGTAGCAGCTCAGAAAAGCGGCGTTTCCGTTGACAAAGTAGCAGACGGCCTGACGAAATACGGCGCGCAGACCAGGGCCCTCGGCCTTGATATTGAAGACGTTATCGCGCTATTCGCACAGTTTGAGCTTTCCGGCGTAAACACGGAAGCAGCCCTCGCCGGATTGACGAAAGCAGCCGGCAAGTGGCAAAAGGAAGGCAAGGACGCAGGAGCGGAGCTCCAGGCGACCATCGCCGCCATCAAGAACGCAGGAGACGAAAGCAAGGCCGCGCAGATCGCAATTGATGCATTCGGAAACAAGGCAGGCCCGGAGCTTGCGGACGCGATCTCGTCCGGGCGTTTTGCGTTTGACGATTTCGCAAAGGCAGTAAAAGAATCCGGCGGCGCCGTAGAGCGGACATTCGAGGAGACGCAGGACGCGCCGGACAAGTTGAAGCTGGCCGTCCAGGGCTTGAAGACGGACCTCGCCCAGACAACCGGCGAGCTGTTGACGGAATACGGCCCGGAGATTGAAAAGGCCATAAAGAGCATCGGCGAGACGCTAAGAGAGGACATCATCCCGGCGATAAAAACAGCCATTGAATGGATCACCAAGAACCGGACAGCCATCCTCGCGACGCTTTCCGGAATTGCCGCAGGGCTTGCGGCGTTAAAGGTTGCAAACGTTATTATGTCCCTCGTAAAGGCTTTTAAAGCATTTAAGGCCGCGCAGGAGGGCGCAACGGTTGCGCAGTGGCTACTCAATACCGCCATGAGCGCAAACCCAATCGGCCTCATTATTGCAGCAATAGCGGCCCTTGTAGCGGCGTTTGTAGTGCTTTGGAACAAGTCCGAGGCTTTCCGCAACTTTTTCATAGGCATGTGGGAAGCCATAAAGGAAACCGTCGGCGCGATCCTTGACGGAATAGTGGCGTTCTTTTCAGCAGCATGGGACGGCATAAAGGCGGTCTGGGACACCGTAAGCGGCTATTTTGCGGCAATTTGGGAAGGAATTAAATTCGTTTTTTCGGTTGTTGCGGATTACTTTAAAATGATTTTCCAGACGGCCTGGAACTATATAAAATTCGTTTGGGACACAGTAGTCAATTACTTTAAGCTGATCTGGGAAGGAATAAAGACCGTTTTCGAGGTTGTAAAGAAGGTTTTATCCGGAGACTTTGAGGGCGCATGGGACGCGATAAAGGGCCTCTGGGATAAGGTTGTCGGCTTTTTCCAGGGGATCTGGGACGGAATAAAAGGCGTTTTCGAGCCCGTAGGGGACTTTTTCAAAAAGGTTTTCGAGGGCGCAAAAGAGACCATAAAAAACATCTGGTCCAGCGTTTCCGACATTGTAAAGGCGCCTATAAACTTTTTGATTGACGGGCTAAATTCGTTTATTCGGACAGTAAACAAGATCAAGATCCCGGACTGGGTCCCGGGCGTAGGCGGAAAGAGCATAAACCTGCCGGAAATTCCAAAATTAGCGCGCGGCGGTATTTTGAAAAAGGGCCAGGTCGGCCTGCTTGAAGGAAACGGCACCGAGGCCGTGGTCCCGCTTTCCGAGAACCGCGCATGGATCTCCGCAGTGGCAGCAGACATGCGCGCCGCCTTGCAGGCAGAAGGCGCAGGCAGCGGCAGCGGCGGAACCGTAATCAATAACGCATTCAACCAGACCATCAACAGCCCGGAGCCGTTGAACCGGCTCGGCATTTACCGCGACACCCAGCGGCTGGCCGAGATGATGAAGGGAACCATGCGGAGGGAGGCGGCAAATGCTTAAAATAACAGCTACAAACGCATATAATAATAGCTTGCAGGTCACACAAAATTCTCTGTTTCGAGCTACGGCGGAGGGATTGAACCCTCCGCCGGGCACAATATACACGGCAGAGCTGGCCAGCAAGAACGGGAGCCTGTACAACGCCAGCAAGGTCAACAACAGAAACATAATCCTGCATATTTGGCCGGCAGGACGAAGCGCAGAAGCAGCGCGCCTCGAATTGTATAAGGTTTTCAACGTTTCCAAGTTTGTGCGGCTACGCATACAGACCGGCGCCAGGGATTGCACCGCGGAAGGCTACGTCGAGGACATGCCCGGAGATTTCGACCAGCCCGCGCAGGAATTGCCGGTCTCCATTCTTTGCCCGGACCCGTTTCTCACCGCGACAGCAGCGACAGAGAAAACGATCAGCACGAGCGGAACCGCGGAGACCGTACAAAACGGCGGAGACTTCGAAACCGGCGCTATTTTTGAGATAACAGCAACCGGAGCCGTGGAAGGCTTGACGATCAGCAACGCGACGACCGGGCAATCCTTCGGAATTGCGGTCACGCTTGCAGCAGGAGACAAGATCACGCTAAACACCAAACAGGGCGAAAAAGGTCTTTACTTGACCCGCAGCGGACAGGCGCCCGTGAACGCGCTAAACCTTATGACCGACGGCAGCTCCTGGCCGATCTTGCAGCCGGGCAGCAATTCGGTGGCATTCACGGCGACCAGCGGCGGAGCGAACGCCAGCATGAAAGTGACGTTTTCCGCGCTTTACGGAGGCATCTGATGCAAAGCACAATTTTTTATTTTTTGGATGACCAACTGAACATCCTCGCCGCGTTTGATACCTACAAAAGCGCAATTTTTACCGGGCGCTATTACGAGGCCGGTGACTTTGAATTATACATCCCGGCAACGCAGAAGGCGCTGGAGCTTGCGCGGGCTGCGTCTTTCGTAACGAGAGCCGACAAGACGACGGTCTGCGGAATTATTGAACGCAAAGGCATCCAGACGAACGGCGAGGAGGGAGACTTCCTGCTGATTGCAGGAAGGGACGCGGCGGCACTTTTGGAGCGGCGCATCGTTTGGAAACAGACGACTTACAGCGGATCAGCGGAGCAGATCATCCGGAACCTCATCGAAACCGCTTTTATTTCTCCGGATATTTCCGCGCGGGCCGTTTCCAATTTTGCACTGGCAGCGGCCGCAGGGGTAAACGACCAGGTCCGGGTCCAGTACAACGGCGACAGCGTAAGCACAGCCGTCCAGGCGATCTGCAAGACCACCGGCAGCGGCTATCGCGTAAACCTTGACCTCGTAAACCGCCGGTTCGTGTTTGAGCTTTACCAGGGCAAAAACCGCAGCTTCGCGCAGAACGCAAACCCGTATGTGGTTTTTTCGTCGGATTTTGGCAACTTGATCTCCACAACATACGAGGAGGACGCGACGGCGGTCAAGAACGTGGCCCAGATTGCAGGAGAAGGCCAGGGAAACGAACGCGTGAAGGTTTCGGTCGGCACCGCAACCGGGCTGGCCAGGAACGAAACATTCATAAACGCCCAGCGCAAGAGCGACAATGCCGGCGAGTTTGACGCGGCGACATACGAGAACCTGCTCAAGGAAGACGGGACGCAGCAGCTGGCGGCGCTAATAGCGACGAAGAACATCGACGGAGAGATCGCCCCGGCGTACAATTTCGAGCTGGGCCGCGATTATTTCCTCGGCGACATAGTACAGATCGCCAACGAATACGGCTATTCAATGCAGCCGCGTATTATTGAAGTAATAGAGAGCTGGGCACCCGAGGGCTACACTTGTGTGCCGACTTTCGAGCAGCCAAACAGCTGACACAATCCCCCAACATACAGCACACCGGAAGAGGCCGACGCGATCTGCGCCGGCTTTTTCCGTTTCAAAAATTTTTTTAACTTTTTTTGTAAAAACTGCTTGACATTTTTACTATATAGGTATATACTGAGAACAGAAAAGAACAGGAGGACAAGACAATGACGACAACGAACTGGAAAACATACGAAGAGCTCACGGAAGAGCAAAAAGCAGAGGTTCGCGAGGTTATACGCCGCCGCTGGATTGCAGACGCAAAGGCAGAAAGAAAGCAATTTCACAGAGCCTGGGCAGAACTTACGGAGATTATAGAACTCCTCAACGAGAACGACGAAACGACGCGGGCCATGATTGAAGACAACTGCGAACCGGACAACACAATGTATATTGAAGCCCTCGAGCAGTTAGAGGCGGAGCGCTAAGAGAAACGGAGGAAGAGACCATGACAACAACATACAATTACAACCGGAGTTTTACAAGGCAGGCAGCGGCGGAAGCTTTCTGCCGGAGCTTGCAGCAACAGGGCCGCGCGGCGGCGATCTGGCAGGGCCGCGACGGTTTCGGCCAAACGCTTTATATAGTAAAATGGAATTGACGGAGGGAAAAACCATGAACGAAACAAAAACCTACGACCTGAGAGTCAACAGCAGCGGAAGCGCACAGCCCATGGCACACGGATTTTTTAAACACATAGCAGAGATGCTCTCCGCCCCGAGTAAACCGTATATTTACGAGGAGCACTGCGAACTTGTAGGAATTTACTGGGTAGAAAAGGCGCTCCTCGATCCGAAAAACACGAGTTACACCGCGAAGACAATCCGGGCATATCTTGACAAGGCGCAGCGCAAGACCAGCGCCGCACAGCTCAAGGCCGGCGCGAAATACGACGCAGAGCACACAAAGCAAGTGATGCTGAAACTTAACAAGACCACGGACGCGGACATCCTGGCGGCGCTTGACGCTTGCGGAAACGTACAGGGCTACATCAAGGGCCTCATTCGCGCCGATCTTGCGAAGACCGCAGCGGCAGCAGCGGAAAAGACAGCGGACTGACAGCAAAACAGGCCGCAAAGCCGCATAAAATAAGGGTTTGCGCCTAGCCTTTTAATCAAGGTGTCGCGGGTTCGAATCCCGCGTGCTTCATACAAGGAAAAACGCGCGGAAAGCCGATAAAATAAAGGCTTTCCGCGTTTTTCGTTTGTTTCCATTTGTATTTGTTTATAGCCGTTTATTGACAGCAAAACGACAGCAAAACGAGCAGCCTGTCAGCAAAAAGTCAGCAGAAAACGGCATCTATACGCCCGCGGGCGTTTTCTTTTTCCGCATCCAGATGCGCATATATACGGAGAATCATCTGCGCGCCGTTGTGCCCGAGCAGGGCGCCCGCTTGTTTCAGGCTAATCCCGGAGTAATACAGCTGCGTCGCGTAGTTATGGCGGAACCAGTAAGCGGTGAGCTCCGGCCGGTTGAGCTTTTCGCGGATCTTATCCCAAAAACGACGGTAAACGGATTTCGAGACATCCGGAAACAGCAGGTCCGCAGCTTTCGCGCCGGACTTGCGCCGGGCATTGTACCACGGCGCCACCCGATCGACGACGGAAGCAGGCAGCGGAACCGTCCGCAGGCTTTGGTCCGTTTTCGCGCAAGGACGCACAACCGGCGAATTTTCCGGAAAAACAACGGTCTGCCGGACGGAGACATCCCGGCGGGCAAGATCCACATCGCAGAGACGGAGCCCGAGGGCCTCCTCACGGCGGAGCCCGCAGCCGTACAGAAGAAACACAAAACAATTTTCTTTTTCGTTGAAGGGCGCCGCGAGCAGATCTGCCGCCTCAGACGCACAGAAGGCCCGTCGTTCGCGTTTTTGGGCTTTCGGCGGTAAATTTATCATGCTGCAAGGGTTAGCGGCTAAAATGCCCGAAAAAACGGCTTGTGCGCAGGCTTGCCGCAGAAGGGTCAACATGATCTCGGCAGTCCGG